ACAATCGACACTTGTGACTCCACTAAATGTGGGCCAACTGTGCCTATGGGTGTGAGCTTCAAAAGCTCTATGCCCGAGGGTGCTGATCCTGCCGAAGTTTTAAAGGCAGCAAAAGCAGCTCTTGCATTGTTCGAAGCCAACCTGAATTCCGCGTTCAACAAGAACGTAGATGAAATCTCTGTAGCTTAATCTCGTTGTAGGAGCCCAATTAAATGAGTAACGACAACTTGATTTTAGCAACAAACAGGACAGTTGATGAAATTTGTAAACAAGTTTCATTTGCTGATTGGCATAAATACGATGATACTGTATCTGATTCTGATATTCGGTATAACATTGCTTTGGCAGGATTCAAGAAATTTGAATTGCCAGACCATAGTTCCGCTTCTGAAAGAAAAAGAGAAACGGTATCCAACTTCATCCGACTGGACAGAACCCTACCTGATGTATGCGGTCATGAACCACATTTAATCTGTAGGAATCCATCGCCAGAAGGCAAGTTTCGAATGGAAGAAGCCCGAAGATTACTGCAAAGTAGTCTAAAAGGTGAACACCTTAGAGACGAGGACGCGTGGTTTGGACCCGGGGAATCTTTCCTCGGCCATCACGGTTATACGTCCGCATTGTCGAAGTTGCTCTCTCAACAATGGTCAGTAACCCTACCTGCGCGAAAGCACATGGTAAGTTTACTCTTTAGGAATCGTAGAATTAGATCCCTGATAGCCCAAGACTGTTGGCGAAGTTTTCGTGCAGGCAAGTATTACAACCTGCAAGTTACTCGTTCGTGGTTCAACAAGAAATTATTTGTTGTACCTGGGAATAGACTTAGTACTGTTCCTAAGAATAATGAGAAAGATCGTACCATTGGGGTTGAACCATTACTCAACATGATGTATCAGAAGCAGATTGGCGCAATTTTGCGTCGATCTAATAAGAAACTAGGTAATGATCTGGATGATGGGCAAAAGCGCCATCAAACAATGATCAAATCCCGTAAATGGGCTACCATAGATCTTAGTTCTGCTTCTGATCTGCTTGATTGTGGGCTTGTGGCCTACTTTCTGCCAGCGTGGCTGTTTCAGCACGTCTGGGCCGCCCGTTCACACTATACTCTAGTGGAAAACGGTTGGATTAAACAGAGAAAAATATCAAGTATGGGAAATGGCTTCACGTTTGAACTCATGTCTCTGATATTATTGTCTATCGCACGAACGTTCGATAAGAACGCAAGTGTGTATGGCGATGATATTGTATTATCAAGGGACGTCGCAGTCGATTTTGTCAACTACTTAAACAAAGAAACGAGTTTTGTCGTTAACCAGGAGAAATCTTTCTGGGATGGTCGCGTTCGTGAGAGCTGCGGTTCATTCTTTGTCGGTACGAGCGAAGTCACTCGATTCGATTTCAAATGCGCAGAGTCAAGACACGACTGTATTACTCTTCGAAACAAAGCCTATCGAGTTTATCTCGGTTTGGTTAAGTTCGGGTGTAATGCTGAAGTGTTTAAGGCTATGTATACCGCCCTCGACAAAGTTTTAGACGAATATGACGTGCCTTATGGGCCCATCATACCGTCCCTCCAGACGACGGATCCTTTATTGGAACCGTTTATCCGTTTCTTGTTGCGAGGCTTACCTCATTCTAGTGACTTACAAGTCGCTGAGAATGGGCGAGCCCACGCAACACTCGGGTTGTATCGGGAGAGTACTAATGTCGGAAAGTGGCGTCACCCTCGAGACTCGCGTGACATAAAACGTCTTGAAAGATTTTCGCAAGATTATTGC